CTAAGCCAGGACGCTCTTCGTGATCAGTTCGTAGTGGTGTAGCCGGCCGCGCAGCATGTGCCGTTCTACGGTGCCGTCGACGTACAGCCCGGTCGACGGGTTGTTCGGATCGATTACGAACGCGTCCCATTCGATGCGTAGCGCGGTGCCGACGTCCGGCGGGATATCAACCTGCGGGGCGAGCACCATGCGGTAGCGCGAGGTGACGATATCGCGGCTCGCGGACAATACGTGATCGGTGTCGAGGGCGAACACCTCGGCCGGCACGGTTTCCTCGACGTGGTCGAAGATTTCGAATCCGTTGTAGTCGTATCGGGGCGGGTCGAACGGCGCGTCCATTACGAGCTTTACCGAGTCGTGGAAGATCACAGCGCCCGCTTGCGGTAGCGGTTGAGGACGAACAGTTCGGCGAGGTTGAAGCCGCGGAATCCGCCTCGGATCTCGGTTGAGCCGACTTTGGTGTCGACTTGTTCGGGGTTGGCGACCATGCGAGCCGATGCGGTGGTGATGACCGCGGCCAGTTCGGTGTTGGGTTCGTCGGCGGAAAAGCCACGGCCGCGGGTGAAGGCCCGCACCATCGCGGTGATGACGGGCACCACCTCCTCGGCTAGGGCCACGAGCGTGGTGTCGGTGCCCTGGCCGAGGAAGTCGGCGACGTCTTGCCCGGTCGGCATTTAGGCCTCGGTGAGCAGAGTGACGGCCTCGGGCTGCAGCAGTGCTGTATCCCAACGACTAACGACCCTTATACCGATGGAGTCGTAATCCCCCCACGTCTGATCCAGGATCTTCACTTCGGCGTTGACGTCGCGGACGACGACGACCTTGCTCATGTCGACCAGGGCGACGCGGGCCTTGCCCGGTGCGGTGCCGGTGTTGGGGATGTTGTCGGTGATCACGACAGGTAGGCCGAACAGTCGCAGCGACGTGCCGTCCTGAATCGTGGTCGGGTCGATGAGGTACTGCGCCGAATCGGTTGCGGTCTTGAGTTTACGGACCGCCGAGAAGCTCGCCGAGGTCATCACCCAATGGGTGGGCATGACCTTGTTGCCCATCGCGGTGGCCCAGCCGTCGATCAGGGAGTCGGCGTCGGTGAGGTCGAGGGTGCCGGTGGCGATGCCGGTTTGGCGCAGGACGCCTTTGATGGTGTTCGACGAGCCGGTGCCGTCCCACAGGGCGGCGTCGAGGGCGTGGGCGACGTCGGTGACGAGGCGTTGACGGAGTACCGATTCTAGCCCGACCACCGATGTGCGGATCAGCTCGTTGGACAGCTTCACCAACACCTTCAACCCCTTGAGGGTGGAGGGCAGCAGGGTCACTTCGTCGAATGCGACGTCGCCATCCGAGATTTGGGCGCCTTCGGCGACGAATCCGGCGGTGACGCCGTTGGCGATGCGCGGGATGCGGACCGGGCTCGACGAGTCGAGGACTCGGGGGCCGGCAGCGAGGAACGTCGACTCTTGTTCGAGGGGCTGTACGAGCAGGTTGGCGACCTGCGACTGAATGAGTGTGGAGTTGTCGGAGGTGACTTCGATGGCCACGGTGAACCGTCCTTAAGGCATATGTCGATTGGAGGGATCGCGAAACGCTGTTTCGCTTTTCGACACGTCGCCAGGACGTCAGTCGCGTTGGGCGCCAGGCCCGATGGAGCTAGTTTACCCGACTTAGGTGCGTTCTTTGAGTAGCTGTAGCAGGCTGAACGGCTCGGCTGAGGTGCCGCGTCGGCCTTGCCCGATGTCGCCGACCGGCTTGCGCGAGGCAAGATGCGGTTTGGCGGCGAGTAGTTCGTCGACGGCGGCGGTGAGGGCGTCGGGGTCCTCGAGGTGGTCGGGGTTGAACTCGAGGTCGGTGGGGTCGGCGAGTCGCCCTGTGGCCCGGACTAGTTCGGTGTGGAGTCGTTGGGCGTAGGTGTCGGCTTGTTGGGCGCGTTGCCGGTACTTGCCGTTCTCTTGCCGCAACTCCTCGACGTACGAGCGAGGGAAGGTGTCAGATTCCTCGTCGGACTGTCTAACGCCGTTAGCACTTTCGTCCTGTGATTCGTCGGGTGCGCTCGGTTCCTGCCGAGTATCGTCGGTCGGCTGTTCGGCGGGTGTTTCGTCTGTCATTGTTGGTTCCTTTCGTGATTGCGGATTTCGTCGACGGCGTCGGCGAGTTGGGTAGCCAATTCGACGGCTTCGGCGCAGGTCATCTGAAACTGCAGTCCGCCACCTCTCAGGCGGATAGGCCGCGCCGAGCCCGGCATCGCCCCAACCTGCACCGCCATCTCCTTCGCGCTAAGCCGCATAGAAAGATCCATCACGCGCAGCTTCTATCTTGCTGATCTCATCGTCGCTGTAACCGAGCTTGGTCAGCGCATACGAGGCCGGGAGTAGGTCGGCTTGGTAGAGCTTGACGACGGCGTCGGCCTCCTGGGCGACGGATCGGGTGGCGGCGTCAGCCCAGTGCACTCGTATGCCGTCGATCATGTTGGGGTCGCGCCCATCCCGGACGGCGATCATCAGCCGTGCGACCTGTTCCCACGATCTCCCGAACGATGCCTGTCGGGCTTCGGCGCGTGCCGTCAGGCTGGCCTCAGCCGCCCTGAGGGCATCAGCGGATGCCGGGTTATCCGTGAAGACGCCGACGTAGTGAGCGGGAAGCGTTGACACGGCCATGATTTGGCCCAATAACACCTTCACGCTGGCTTCGTACCCGGCGAGGTCGGCAGCCTGCAATTGCCCGAACTTCGCCTGATCATTCTCCGAGATCATCGCGCGGTGCCCTTCGGGGATCGGATTGACCTCGGTGACGACCGGCTGCCCATCCTCGTCGAGGACCGGGTTACCCTCGTCGTCGACGACGGGTTCCTCGGTCAGCTCAATTCCCGATGCCCATCTTCTAGGACGTGCGCACGTCTCGCTGGTGACCATCATGTCGGCCAACGATTTGTTGAGCGCATCGACAAGCGGCTTCAAATCATCGACTTCGGAGAATCCCCAGTCGCCGACGATGCGGTCGGTGTTCCGCAGGTTCACGACCGGGACGACGCCGAGCGGGTTGGCGATCTCGTCCACCACATTGAAGCCCTGGGCGGTGACCGCCCCGAGCTGCTGTGAGCGCAGCCGCACGATCCGGTCGGGCAGGTACAGGACGGCTTCGGTTGTCTTGCCGGTGAGGTCTTCCCACCGTTTGATTCCGGCGACGATCTCCCGTGTACCCGGATCGGTGAGCACGGCGACCTGTTTCGCCGACTCGACGGTGACGTTCGGGCGGCCGAACCGATCCGCCCAGACGATGACGTAGGAGTCGCCGAGCAATAGGGCTTCCCGGTGCGCCACAGCCGACGTCTGATCGCAGTCACATCGTATCCAGTCGGTCCACAACTCTGGGTCACCCGAGAAGCCGGTGATACGTAGCCGTTCAGCCAACGCCGTCACCGCCAACCTAGGGATGTTTGATGCCATGACGCCGAACCTGTTGCCCAGCGCGATCTTCGCCTCCGGCGACAGGAACGCCAGCGGTTGGGTGCCGGTATAATAGCGGTCGAGGTCGCTGTAGCGGGCCAGCGGCTCACCGAGGCGCTGCAACAGTTGCAGCAGTATCTCTTCTTGGTTCACGATGCAAAACTCCTTACTCGCTTACGGTTTCGTTGTTGGTGCCACGCCGCCCGGTCGTAGGCCACGATGGCGGCCACGGCGGCGTCGATCTTGCGCGGAGACCCGCGCTTGTCCTTCGAGACGAGATCCCCCTGCGGGGTCGGCTTCGCGACACAGTGCGCAATGTGCGCAGCCATCCGCAGATCACCGTCATGAGTCACCCCATTGGTGACGACGGCTTGGTAGAGGCGGTCGGTGGCCGGCGCCATCCTCGCGGCGTGGGCCGTGTTCCATTCGAGCACCCGACGTTCACCGTGCCGCTTCGCCCAGTCCTCGATCTCCGAACGCCATCCCCACGGATCACACGCAAGCTCGAGCACGTCGTACTTGGTGAACGCCACATCGACAGCACGGGTCACGTCCTCACGAGGGACACGCCAGCGCGGGTCACCGGGGTTCTCCCACAACCCTTCTACCCACAGGTGACCGTCGAGGGTGCAGCCCACCAGCGCGGTGGAGTCACCCGACGCCGACCCGTCGAACGCCAACACGACACGCTCCCGCGGCTGCACGGCGCGGTCGACGCGGCACGCATCCCAGGCTCCCCACGGCAGCCACGCCTCGACTCCGGTCACCCACTGGCCTAGGCGGAGCTGACGAAAACGGGCCTCTGAGATCGTCCGTCGAACCGCCTCGATGCCGTCCTCGGACAGGAACGGATCACGACACGCCAACGCCGGGTTAGCGATCCGCCACGCCGCCCGATCATCGGCAGCGCAACCCTCCGGGGCGGCGTACTCGCGGAAGTAGAACGCCGGGTCATCGGCCAGGCGGCCATGCTCGACCAGCTTCCACATGATGCTGTCCGGGGACGCGGCCGGCGTCGAGATCGCCAGCGTCAACGACTCAGGCCTTTTCCCCGCCACCGACGTCACAGCTTCCCAAACCGCTTCGCCGACGACGTGCAACTCGTCGACCACCAACAAGCTGGGGTCGTGCCCGTGCAGCGCACCCGGTTCGGCAGGTAGCGGCAAGAACGTCGCATCGTTTTCCGGTAACACCAACTTGTCGGCGTACACCTGCACGCGCTCGGCGAGAACAGGATTCAACTCGACCATCCGCTTAGCCATCCGCAGCACGATCATCGCCTGCCGCTGATCCGACGCCACGCACAACACCTCGGCCGAATCCGGGCCGACGAACATCTCCGCCAACCCCAGCGCGGCGGCGGTCGCCGATTTCCCATTACCACGAGGTACCGACACCAACGCGGTACGGATACCGGGCGCGAACGCTCCAGTAATGATCTCCCGCTGAAACGGGCGCAACCGGAACGGCTCCCGAGCACCGACACCCTTCGGCGTAATCAGATACTCGCCGATAAACCGCTCACGACGCTTCGCCCGACCCTTCGGCCAACCCGAAAAGTCCAGCGGATCAGCCTTGACGGTGCCCTTCGCACCCGATTTCACGATCTCACTCTCAAACTTTGCCTAGCCGGGGGTTGTTGAGCAGCCCGGGAGGGGGTCACTCGGGTGGGTTTGGCTGCTCCGCGCTTGACGTTGCACGGGCCACACACGACTTCGGCGTCGGTGCCCAGGCGGATGCGTAGGCCCTTGGCCTTGCGCTCCCACGCGCTGGGCAGGTGGTCGAGTTGCAAGCCCTCGGTGGTTCCGCAGTCGGTGCACCACGGTTGTAGGCGTCGGGCACGTTTGGACAGCTTGGCCCAGGCCGCGTCGTAGCCGCGTTGGGTGGCTGTGCCTTTGGCGTCGGTAGTGTGCTCGGCGCATCGCGGGCCCTCAGCGGGCTCACCGCACGTAAGGCAGGGGCGCAGGGTCACTCGACCTCCTCGGCGGTCACGGTGCAGAAGGCGCACAGGTTCGTGCCGGGGAGTGGGAGGTCGCGGACGCACTCGCTGCACAGTGGCGACAGTTGGTCGTCGGTCTGCTCGGTCATGTGGTTTCCTCGCGGGCTGCGAAGTCGAGGACGGACTGTTGTAGTGCGGACATTCCGACTGGTGTGAACACGACGGGTGTGACGGTGTAGTAGAGGTGCAGCAGGCCGAGGATGAGGGGCGTGACGGCGTTGTCGTCGCAGGCTTCGGCGAGGACGGTGTTGATGCCGTCGACGTTGTCGTTGCCGTAGTGGGCGACGAGGCGGCTGGCGCGGCGGCAGTCGGTGTCGGCGGCGTCTTTAGCGAGAGTGAGGACGGTGTCGGAGAGGCAGGCCATGCCGAGGTCGGTGTGGAGTTGGGGGATCACGGAGTTGAAGAGGCCGAGGATCGACAGGATCATCTCGGTCACTCGTTCGTCGTCGCTGGCTTCTTTTAGGACGGCGTTGGTTCCGTCGTGGTTTCGGTTGCCGTAGTGGACGACTAGTGCGGTGGCGCGGCGGCAGTCGGTGGCGACGAGGTTGGTCATGGGGTTCTCCTTGGGCGGGTTGGTCCAGTAGTCGTCGGGCACGAAGATCACGCGGCGATTCATGACGCGGCCTCGTTTGTTTGCTGATCCGTGTGAAACTTGCCGCGGGTGCGTCGACGTTGGCGGGGTCGTTTGTTGCGCGCGACGTCGAGCGGGGTTGGTACATATGTACTTTTGGTACATAGACCATCGTCGCTGGTAGTGCCCGGTTTTTCATCTATGTACCGGTGGTACATATGTACTTTCCGGGTTCCGCGGTTTACTGGCGATATGGTGATCTCGCCGCTTTCGAGTAGGTCGGAGAGGGCGCTGTCGAGGTAGTCGCGGATGTCGACTTTCATGGCCATGCGAAGCTGGTTTTTTGTTAGCTGGCCGCGGGTGTCGATCTTGCGGAGGATTGTTTCGCGGGCGCGCTGGGCGCGTCGGTCGGACACGACTTCTTCGCGCTCGGCGACGGCGAGGGCGCGTGCGGTGTTCTTGCGTCGATCAGCGTCGGCGACGTGGTGCAGCACCATCTGGCGTGTCTCGTCCGAAAGTTCCATCAGGACGCCGGATCGTTGCCAGTCGTCGGTGCCGATGACCATGCGCTTGTGCAGTAGCGCCAGGGCCGCCGCGAGCTTGCACCGCATCAGAATCGCGTGCCCGGCCAGCGGATCGGTCAGCTCACCGCGTTGCTTGGCGAGGTGGGTGTCGATGATGAGTTCGCGGATCTCCTCGATCGCGTACTCCATCTCGAATGCATCGGCGCCGGGGCTGTTCCACTCCGGCATTGACGTGTCGAGGGGGTTCGGTGCAGACGGCGCTTCGCGGGGCATGTGCGGATCTATGACGGGGACCCACCAGAACCGCTGTGGGGTGCCGCCGGATGTGTCGTCGAACAGGCACCGCGAGTTCTCGGGCTGCACACCGACCGACATGCAGCACCGGTAGGAGTGCGCCGGCACGATCCGCGTGGTGTCCTTACGTGCGTTCTGCTGCCCGATCTGCTCGCCCATCGCCAAGGCTTTAAGTTCGGCGCTGAGGATGGTGCCCTGGCGGGCGAACAGGCCTGCGAGCTTGTCGACCTCGGGGACGTTGAGGATGGCGCGGGTGATCGGCTCGTTGTTCTCGTCCTCCTTACTGGGACGCGAGAACAGGGCGGCGACTCCTTCGCCGCTGCCGATGGGGAACGTGGCGACTGGTGCCGGGTAGGCGAGGGCGCCGACGGTGTCGGAGGTGCCCTTGCCTGCCCCGGAATGGCCGACGAACGCAGCGAACAGATTCAGGCTGGCCCGGCCGCCGATGACGCCGGGGAGCTGAACATGTGGTTCGACGTTCGCGATCACCCTCAACAGCACGGCGGCCAGCACAGCCCACGGCGCGGCGTACCGGGCGCGTGCCCACTGGTAGATCGTCTCGATCTCGTCGGTCGCATTCTCGACGAAGAACTGTTCGATCCGCTGCTGGTACAGATCGGGTTCTGCGTTCATGCGACTCTCCGCGGGATGTAGACACCCGACCGGGTCCGCGACACCAGCTGCCAATCCGTTGATTCCGAGACGTTGCGGGATGCCTCGGCGAGTGCGGCTTGGGCGGTGTCGACGCGGAGTGCCCAGTGGCGTGCGGCGTCGAAAATCGCAGCGAGTTTCGCGGGGTCGTCGGTGGGGAGGTGCTGCCAGGGCAGAGTGCCGACCATCGGCCAGCACTCCACCTCCTCAAGTAGCGGTTCGACGTGGGTGTGCACGCTCCACCAATCAACGGTGCGAGCCTCGATCCCCGTCACTCGTCGTCCTCTTCTGGTAGGGGGGCGGGACGGTAGTAGCGGAGGACCTCGGGGACGCTGATCTCGGAGTCCTCGGCGACTCGGCGGATGACGTCGCCGAGGGTGGCGTATAGGCAGATCGCCTCGTCGAGGCGGAGTTCGGCGTCGACGTCGTCGCTGTTCCATCCGCCGTCAAGGTGCAGGTACACGCTGGGGCAGGGATCGAGTCCTATGTTGAATCGGGCGCCGACCCCGACCGTTACGAGCGTTTCTTGGTGGGCGCTGCGGTCCCTCGGGCGCGAAAGGCTGCGGCCAGTCGCAGGGATATACCGTCCGGTCAAGAAGTGTTCATTGCGCTGATCGGCGGTCGCTCCGGCGGTGTTCTCGCACCACGCGAAGATGCATCCGTGGTTCTTCAAGTCGTCGGCCGGACGTGACATAATGGGTTCTCCAATCTGGATTTTGGTGAGGGTTGGTTCGGACGGCCTCGGGGTGGCAGCCCTGGGGTCGTCACTTTTTCCGGGCCGAAGGTCTTCGGTCCGGTCGGCTCTGGGATCGAGGCCGAGGTCGTCGTGGTGCGGGTAGATGCGCATCAGGCAGCGTCACCACCGACCCGATTCGCAGCGAGGTATGCGACGACGTCTGCCCTTGCGTAGCGAACCCGCCCGGAGATTTTTAGCCAGGGCAACCCGCGGCGGCGGTACCGGTCTTGTGCGAGCGCGTCAACGGTTGTCTGCATGATGGCTGCGACTTGAGCGGGCGTCGCCAGCGCCGGCAGGTCCTCCGGCGCGAGCAGTTCGGCCATTGGTGTTCCTTTCTATCGTGAGCGAGATTCAAAGGATCGCTCTGCCGATAATCATGCGTCACGATTCCTGACAGCGTCAAGTGAATCGCCCAAGAGATACAAAAGATCGCTACCCTACGCTCATGGCATCCGCAGACGAAGAGCCTTCAAGGGCCTTGACTAAGAATCCGCTCGGTGCGTCAGGTAGGGCAGTCGCCAGGAACGTTGAACATCTACGCAGAGCGCAGAACCTTACATTCGCAGCGTTGTCGGAGCGGCTCAGTGAACTCGGGCGTCCCATTCCTACTCTCGGCTTGAGGAAGATCGTTGGAGAGACGCGCCGTGTCGATGCCGACGACCTGGTCGCCCTTGCGGTGGCTCTCGGGGTGTCGCCAATCACGCTCTTAATGCCGAACTACGACCAACTTGAGGCAGAGGACTTAGTCGCGACGACCGGCCTCTCGGAATCCGTTACGGCGAAGCGGCTTTGGGATTGGCTGTCGGCGAATCAGACGCTCACCGACTCTTACAGTGACCTCACTAGTTACTTTGCGTTCCTCGCATCCGCATTACCTGGTTGGTTGCGCAAGAGGCGGGAACGGCTCTTTGGGGATCGTGTAAACGAGGCGCGAGAACAGCTCTACGGCCGCGTTCCTGGCGGCGTCCCACCGGAGTTGAGGATCGGTGGCGATGGCGACGATTGACAAGTACGAAACGCGCTCTGGCGCAACCCGTTATCGGGTTCGGTATCGGACGCCGGATCGTAGACAGACAGACAAGCGTGGGTTCAGGACGAAGCGTGAGGCCGAGGCGTGGGCCAATCAGCTTGAGGTGGACAAGCGCAAGGGTGCATACGTCGCCCCGGCGGCCGGGCGGGTGAAGCTTGGGGAGTATGCGCGGGAGTGGCTTGATTCGAAGCACAAGTTGAAGCCTTCGACCCGCGCCACGTATCGGGTCATCGTCGACACGGTGATCGCTGAGCGTGCGGACGTCGCCCTGGGGGACATCAGTCGACAGATGGTGCGCGAGTGGGTCACCGATTTGAGTGTTGATCTCGCCCCGGCGACTGTGCACAAGGCGGTCGGGGTGTTGCGGCAGGTGTTGGCGATGGCGGTGGCCGAGAACCGGCTCGTGATGAATCCCGTCGATGGGGTCGAGTTGCCGCCAGTGCGGGCCGCGGAACAGCGTTTCATCACGCTGGAGCAGTTGCACACCCTGGCTAATGCGGCTGGCCCTCACCGCCCGCTGGTGTACGTACTCGGCACTTGTGGCCTCCGGTTCGGCGAGGTCGCGGAGCTGCGGTGGCGGGATCTCGATCTTCAGAAGAGGACGATCCGAATCACCCGTTCCGTTGCCCTCGTCGACGGGGTGTTCGAGATCGGGTCACCCAAGAGCGGCAAGGGCCGGACGGTGAGCTTGCCGGAGTTCGTCGCAGAACTCCTCGGTGAAGGTGGCGATCTAGACGCGCTGGTGTTCCCCGACTCGCGGGGCGGGCATATGCGGGGGAACAACGTGCGGCGGCGGTGGTGGTCTCAGGCCGTCGCGGCCGCCGAGTTGTTCCCGCGGACGGTCGTCGATGCTGCGGGTGAGACGAGTACGGTGTACGACTTCAAGATCCACGAGTTGCGGCATACGGCGGCGTCCCTGGCGATCCAGGCGGGCGCGAACATCAAGGCTCTGCAGAACATGCTCGGCCACGAGTCGGCGGGGTTGACGTTGGACCGCTACGGGCACCTTTACGGGTCGGACGTCGAGGCGGTCGGGGTCGCCATCAACGCGCTTTTAACTCGAAAGTGTGGGCAAAGTGTGGGCACGGAACAGATTCCGGCTTGA